AAGAAGATAATCGAGTTCTGATAAGTTTTTCTTTACTTCATTTACTGTATCTTTCATTATGCAACTGCTCCTTTATTAAAAGTAATCAAATCGTTTCTCATATTGAGATAGTTCTTTTTTTGATCAATATCATATGTATCAACTCTTTTAAAATAATTCTCAAACCATTCTTCGTAATTTTCATCCTGCATATACGCATATGCGATAACTGCAATTAAAGATTTTCTGTTTACATCATCAAGTAGCTTAGACTGTACATCTTTTGTAATGGTATTTAAGTCGTCTTCATAATAAGAAACATCAATGTCTGTTACGTTCTTATCAACACATTCTTTTACAAAATCTAATGTATCGTTATCTACTACTTCTCCTTCAACGTGTTCAATTTCCACATTTCCAATTGCTGAATACTCTGTTACTTCTGCGATAGCAGGTTTCTCAGATGATTCTTCAATTGTTTCTGTATCAAACAAATCATTTTCAATGGTTTCTGGTTCTTCTGTGATTTCCTCAACAGAATCTTCGATATGTAAGTATTCTTTCATCAGAGTAAGCAAATGATTGAATCTTTTTGTTACGGAAGAACGATCCTTTGTCCCTTTCTGACCGTTTAAGCAATCGTATGTAATACCATCAATTTCTTTATTATGTAATGTCTCTTTAAATTCCTGAATAAATCCATTAAATTTATCATCTTCAATGTTATATTCTAAAAATTTATCAAATAAAGCAAACCATAAAAATGAATTTTTGTTATTAAAAATATCTGATGTATTACCTCTTAACACATTAGATAACTTCTCCAATGTCAAATAAAAATCAATAAATACTGATTCATTTGCATTTTCAGTTAAGTAAGCACACATTTTACCAAAGTCTTTATCAAAATGACTAAGATATTTAGATGTCATTATTGCTTCAATAATAATTCTTCTAAGTGATCCGTTCTTAATATTCGTATTTGAATAACTTGACTTATCACAATCAACCTTAAAGAAATCCATCTTTAAAATCTTATCTACATATTCAGCATAGGATTCTTCTAATCCTAGCCATCCTGACTGAGAAACATTCATTGGTCTACATCTGTTGAATCGTGCAATATCATAAGCAATATCTTTCTTTGTACAATTCAAATTGAGCATTACAGGAACTTGATAATCTTTAAATTTGTCTTGTAATTCTTCTGGCAATTGAGAAAATTTCTTTCCACGAATATCAAATACTTTACTTTCTGGCATTGGAAACCCATCTTCATTTAAAATTACATTCCCATCTTCATCTGTTTTGTCGCTCTGATATTCAATCATATATCTCTGTACATTTTTGGAAATTGCAAATCCATCTTCAAGATAATCTTTTAAATTTGTAGAACGCTGCTTTCCATCAATTAACCAATGCATTATAATTCCGGCTTTAATTTCTTCTGAAATTACAATCTGTAAAAGTGAATTACCTTGTAAAATATCAGAAATTAATTCGCTTTTTGTAAGTAGACTCCATTGTCCAGAAGTTCTTTGTAATGGATGGTTGTCTCTTAATCTGTGCTGTCTCAACTGTTTGCTAAGAGATTCTATTGAATAACTGGTAGATTTTGTTCTTTCTGATGTTGTTGTTTTTGTTTCCATTGGTAATTCCTCCTCAATATTTGCATTTTCACATTCTTCCATCTTTAGAAGTTTTCTTTTTTCATATTCTTTCATATCCGAAAGATATATATTATATTCCTTGTCGGAAATATGTAAGATCTCTTTAATTTCTGTAGAGTTACATCCTTGCATTATTAAATCTGCAATTTGACGTTCTATTTTCCCTAATGACCTAATGTATTGAATTACATTTTCTCCAAGATTTAATAGCTCTCCTACATCAATATTGCTTTCAATATCAAAATCTGAAGGAATTACATCTATATATTTTGTTTCTCCATCATCTGTCATTAAATTATCTAATGACATTGGATAAATATACTCTTTAACTTCCTTTCCATTTTCTTTTGTAACTACAATCTGACAACGTTTTCCAGCATTTTTATACGATAGATATTTTTTTATCTTATTACTTATTCCAAAATACATAAGCTTGTTAAATTCTTTTTCGTCAATATCTTCTATGCCTTTCTTTAACTGGTCATTTATGTACTTTGAAATATATAAATTTGCTATGGAGTAACATTCATCTCTATCAGAATCGGTAATCCCACCAAAACTTCTAAGAATTTTGTTCACCATATTATGTAATCTCTTTGCTGAGTTTTCTGGATTGTTCTCATTAACTTTGTAATAAGATTCCAGAATGTCTTTGTAGTGCATTCGTATCACCGATCCTCTCTGTTGATATGTAACTATGTAATAATTATTTTCTCTCTTTCGTTATACCTTTTGCATAATCTTCGAGATATTCTTTAGATAAACGTCTGTATTTATATTTAGAATTTGTAATCCTATCAATCACTTTCATGTATTTCCTGTTTTTAAATCTCTCTACATGATATTGGAAAAGTTTTGCACAATTTCTATTTCTCTTGCATATAGCACGTTGACGTTCATAATATTGTAATAAGTAACTGATTCTACTCATTGGCACTGTTCCCAATTTTGTTTCTTCATCTCGGATAAAATGTCTTACGTCAAGAATTTTCAGATCATATTCTTTAATAAGATATTCCATATTCTCAATGTATTTCTCTCTATCAGAAACACAATCAATTACCATCTTAAAGAAATTGCCGATTCCTATATCATTCATAGAAAGTTCTTTCTCTAAAGCAGTTTCTCCATGATATGTATAAGGATTATCATACTTTGAATTTCGCTGATAATCTTCATAGTAATCGTCAAGTTCCGCTAAGATACCGTTAATATCTTCTGGTAGTTTTTCTTCTTCAATTGATTTAGGTTGAGCAGCGATTTCAGAGACTAGCTGAACATTAAAGTGAAATTTTCTCAATGGTTTAGGAAGATTCTTGATAATGTTTTTTGCTTTATCTTCTGAAAATCTTTCTGCAAGTACCTGACCGCATGTTTGAGGACTACCATTTGAATCTAAACGGATATATTGCTTGCCGTTTGTAATTAAGCAATCCAATTTACATCGCCCCTTTCATTTTTATAAACATTATTTCTCCGTTTCTAATGGAAATTGTGGGACTCGAACCCACGACCTATAGTTTATGAGACTATTTCTCTAACCAACTGAGATAAATTTCCATAAAATACTTAAAAATGCGTACAAAAACTACGATGAAAGCCGACTTTCATTTGTAATATTTCTCTATATTTAGTTGTTTAAAATTGGAATAATCGCAGAATCGCTATGATTAATAAAGATTTTGCTTGACATTTTTTACCAAGCGTTCTAAACTAATTATAACATATTAGATTATTCCCGTAATCTTCTATGTTGTGTTGTTTGTAAGGTTCTTATCTCATATGGTGTTCCCGCACCGAGATAAGATCCTTACTTTTTTATTATCTTGTGAAGATGTTCATATCATATACCAAACATTTGTTTGTGTCAATACTTTCCAGAACATTTGTTTGTATTTTTTCTATTTTATATTTTCATATGTCCCTTCTCAGCAAATAATATCGTCTTCTCTTTGTTTTTATCTTGTGTTTTTAATGTGGACATTATAAAGTTTCTATTATACGTGATTGGAAGTCCAGTTGTAATAGCTTTAATCCCGCAAGTTACACTTATTGGAATAGCTTCACAATCAGGCGATCTCGTATCTAAATCAAATGAGGAAAATAACACATTCTCTCCACCGTTTTTCTTATACTCTGTTAACAATCTTATAGCTTCATCTACGGACACAATTCTTCCACTCATGCTAATTCCTCCACTCTGATTTTCTTTTTACCATATAAGTTTGCAAGGAAACATTTTTCTACTAAAAGTCTATCCTCTTCATTGTCAATATTTCCCCATTTTTCAACTACATCACGCTTATCAATAGTAAAAATTTGTTCCCCTAAAACCATTGAGTCACATTTTAAACCATTAGATTTACTAGCTTTAATTACTTCGTGAGTGGGTTGCTCAACCTTTTTGATTTTACTGGTTAAGCACATGACAATCAAAGTAGGAGCAAACTTATTTCCAGAATCATTCTGAATTATAACAACAGGTCTTTCGATCTGCTGAACGTGTGATTTAGCTGATGTATTAACATTTGTTTTGACATAAAGAATATCAAATATATTAAACTCCATCATATCGTGTGTGCAGCTCCTTTCTTTATCTTATGTACCCCATTATAGCGTATAGACTATATATTGTCAAGACTATATATTGCAAAAAATAAATATTTTTGTTATAATCAATTCATCAAATTTTGGAGGTATCACAATGAAAGTAATCCTCAAAGAAACCCTTGAAAAACAGGGTAAATCACAATATTGGCTTGCAAAAGAGACAGGTATAGCTCAATCTACATTGAGTAATCTTTGTGCCAATAAAACAAGTAAAATTGATTTTCTTGTGTTGCAAAAAATCTGTAATGCTCTTGATTGTGATATTACAGACATAATTTCTGTCAAAGAAAGCGATGACAAATAGTCATCGCCTACATAGTCATTGCTTAAAAGCAACCTTTCATCCAGTTATTCCAAATCATTGATAAGTTTCTTAACCCTATCAATTTCTTCTGTTGTATGTGGTGTTCCACCTGCGTTCATGTCAATGTACCACTGTAATACTTCTTTCTCTGTTTTCAGATTATTTACATGAATAATTAATGTATTTGTATTCAAATGCCTTGGATCTTCATATTCTCTATAATAAGAATTAACACTTTAATCTCATTATTTATAAATCTCTGAATGGAAGTTAATCTCTGTAAACCATCTACACAAACAAAATCTTTATATCTGGCTTTATGTTATTCATGTTCCAGTCCATCCAAAATGGATCATTGAAATAGACATCATTACCAGATTTACCACCTTTGAGAAAAAACTCTAACCACGCAATCTGTTGTTCCTCCGTCCATACATGTCCTCTCTGGAAATCTGGATTAAGTTGCAAATTATATTCTTTAATGTTTTCTTCAATCCATATAGATACTCTACGAATATCCATATTCACATGATAGCTTGCATCTCTTGTAAATTGTGGTATATCCTTAAATTTTGTATACTTCATGATATAATCCTTTCTGATCTTAATGTTGTTTCAATCGCAATAGCGGTACACCCAATAACATTTGCTATCTCTTCAAATGATTTGCCATCTTTATACATTTTCTTAATATTTTCAATATCATTATAAGTAAACCAATTTCCCAATTGTATCACCTCACTTGAAAGCTGGATTTCATTTACTATAAATCTCCTAATGGTTGAAATCCATCCCATGTATTTTCTGCAAAATCAAATTCTATAGATCCTTTATATAATTTTAAAATTATTGCATCAATATTTTGTCCATTGATTTTATTTGGAAAATTCACAATTGACATATCAGACATATTAACTGCCTTGTCATATACAGGATAATACCCAGACATTGCATCATCACATGGTACTAAACACAGTTTATTTTTCCACATACAAATTGCAAATACATAATAACCTTTAAAGTTCTCTTTATTGTCAGTAATTAACTTTTCTAACATTTTTATTGTCCTCCATGAAAGTCGAAATTCATTTATTTTCTTCGTACCATAAATCAGCAATTGCATGAGTTAATTCAATTTGTAACATCCATGTTGTATTTGATCCAAAGTCTTCATTATAAGCCTTTCTAATATTGTCTAAATCTGTATCTAAATCAAAGAATCCCGTTTCCTCTACTTTAAGAAATTCTCCATACAATTTTACCAGTTCTTCTTTTGACTTAGTTTCAAAAATATTAACATGTCCCATATGTAATACCTCCATAAAATCAGTCTTTCATCTGCATTATCAAACTATATCTTCCAATAACTCATCGCTCATACCTTGTAAATACTCCAAAACATCCAATCTACCACCGTATATACAATGAATTTGAGTTAATTTCCCTTGATCGTATAACCATCTAGCAGCCGCATATCTATGCCATCCATCTACAATCACAGCTTGCGGAAGGATTTCATTATTGACACATTCATTATCAATCTCAATATCTTTTATTTCTTCTGGATGATTGATAAAATAAATAATTCTTCCAATATGCCAATTTCTTGATCTGTGTTCTAATACAAGATGATCCAATGTATCTCCATATGGTTCGGATATTTCAGCAATACATTCATGTATTCCAATTGATATATCGTCTAAATCAATCTTTCCACAGAAATCCCATTCCCAGTATTCAGATGGTAGAAATTCAATGAGCCTATCAATTCTTATAATATCCCCTGTATATTCTTCCATAATATACCTCTATTCTTTCTTCTTCAAAATCTTAGTCACTTCGCCAACACTTATACAGAATCTTTTGGCAACATCTTTCTTATCACCACTTCTATTGTAAGTGTTAATAACATCCTCGTATGTAAATTCTTTCTCTACTGGTACATTCATAAAACTATCCATAATCTATATACCTCCAAAATCTTTCTATAATACACTTCTCTGTTGTTTTCATTAATTACTCCTATTCTATCATATCTGAATCATCTTGTGGACATAAATAATCTTCCGGTGTTTCTTCTTCATTCGAGAAAATACACATTCTTTCCTGGTTTTTAAATATTTCTTCATCGGTAATACAAATATATCTTAAAGTAATACGCATATCAGAATGTCCGAAGATTGTCATAAGCTGTATAAGAGCCTGTTGTTTGTCTGGTGCTGCTAAATAATAACTATGTCCAAAAGTCTTACGAAGTCCATGAGTACCAATAGACTGTTTAATACCTGCTTTTATTCTATTCCTCTCAACAGTTCTATACCATGTCATTTCTCCAATATGTTCACCTTTATTAGAAGAAAAGATATAATCAGTCAACTCAGGAGTTTCATTATGATCTTCTAACCACTTATGCCAATTCTGAATAGCCATTTTAAAATCACTGTCATATCTTAATTTGACATATTTTCTTTTAATTACATTTCCACATCTATCTCTACGCTCTGTTTTTTCTGGAACAAACTTCTGTGACTTTTTAATTCTCCATCCATCTTCATATACATCTTTCCATGTGAGTTTGCAAAAATCCCCACCACGTAATCCAATATTGATCGCACATATGAACATTGTAAGATTTCGCATAGCGTTCTTTTCTTTATTAACAGTAGTCGCATTATCAACATCTGTTTTAAACACATTGTATACAGATAAAATTTCATCCTTAGTATACAAACATTCCATCTCTGTTGACTTCCCACGCCGTAATGTTTTCTGTTTTGGAAAATTGTATATCGTTGCTTTCTGTTTTTGATTGATATAACACGGCTGTTGGATTGCTAAAGCTGGCATAACCACACCTCCTAACTATTTTATTTCTTCCAATATCCATATAAACAGCAATCACCAGAATCCCATGTATCATAGAAAAATCCATTAACACAACATACATAATGATTTGCAACCACTAAGACATATGTGCCATCATTATTCATTTTTGTGAAATGTTCTACGGTAGGACGTTTACTTCCTTTTTTATTACTAATTCCAGTGTATTCATATCCATTCGATCTCAAGATATGTTCAAATCCTGCTTTACAATTCATTGGACATTGTACTTCTCTTGAAAGTTTATACATCATATCATAAGCATCCAACCATGAAAGATTTTCTGCTTTACATATTGATCTTACTGCACAATCTCCAAATTCATCTTTTGCATCTCTTTCATTCGGTTGAAAGTATTTATAATGTTTACTTGTCATTTGATTTTACTCCTTTCTCTTAACTTAATTATATTGTACACTATATGTGTACTTTTGTAAATTGACATAGTACACAAAATATTTACTTTTCAATTGTATATTTTGTACACGTTTTGTGTACTCATGCCAACTTACAAAAAAAGAAGATATATTTCAATCTTCTTTTAGTACATATTCTTTTTCGCCTTTTATTATTATTTCCATACCTAAATAATTTGCAATCAGGTACATATCTTTATCTGTAAAACTATCACGAGTCATTTTATTCGTGAAACCCTGTTTACTAATACCCATTGCATTAGCCAATTCTTGCTGCGTAATTTTCTTTCCAGAGTCTTTACGATCTTTTAATATCTGTTTTATAATTTTTGCAAATATCTTAACCGCCTCCCATCATATTTCTTCTTATTATAAAGGAAATCAACTCACGTAGCAAGTAATTATTGGCATATTTCTCCGATGAAATGTCTGTTCTATTGTAATTTGACCAAATCATAACTATTTACTGACATATCAATAATTTGTTGACCATCCCATTGTACATAAACAAATCCATCTGAGTAATAACGGATTCCTTTTATAACAGTTCCATCTATATATTCTGTTGTACGATCATGTCTGTTTTTATATTTTCTTACTCGATCTCCCTTTCTTAAACACTTCCAGTCTTTATTTTCTATCAACCCTATACCCCTTTTCATGAAAACAATTTTTATCATCTTTCATAAAAACTACATGGTATCTTGCATTTTCCTGTCGATGATGCACCTTTACCACATAGTCCATCCTTCATGTATTTACAAGCGTCTTTTATAGCACCAATATTTCGCGATCCACAATTATTACAATGATACGATTTCTCTTTTTCATCATATCGAATATCTCTGTTTCCACAATCTAAACAAATCATAATTCTCTCCCATGAAAACAATCTTTCAACTTCTCACCAAATCCATCACAATCTTAACACCAAATCTCTCAAATGCTTCATAAGTTCTTTCCAACTCGTCATAAGTTGCCTTACTTAATCTGTCTCGCATCAACATTAAGTCATTTTCTGATGGATTAATTTCTTTTTTAATTTGATTTAATATAGCATCTCTATATTTACATTTTATCGAAAAATCCCCAACCATATTTTAACCTTCCTTAGAACTATAACATTACCCATAGATTTCTACCATAATATTCTCTTCTTATATGAGAAACATCATTATCAATTTTAGACAATTCAACTTTTTCAAAAGTTACATTTTTGCAGCCATCCATAGTTCTGTTTCCAAATCTATTTTTAGTACATTCAATTCCATTTGATAATTCCTCAACCATAACAGAAGTCACTTCTCGTAAATGTTTGATTTTTTGTGTTTCTTCATACGTCATATTATTCACATCCTTTACAATGAAAGCAATTTTTCAACTTATTCTACAATCTGTATAATATGAACATTTTCTTTTGGATAATTCATCTTCAAACAATCATCTTTGAATTTTCTTGCAGCGTTCAATGTCATTTCATCACTCATCTGATAACCGCCACTATGTCCTTTATATATAACTCTATACATATCTATCACTCCTTTAAAACCGTCATTTTATGTTATTCTTAATCTTTTTTAATCTCTCTTGTGTTCCACCAAATTCGTAACACTTGCATGGTTGATTATTAACAGATACATCTTTTCCGTACTTCTTTCCGAAGCATCTACCAAGCCATTCTTTTTTTCTACATAGCTGGCAGTTATGCTTATTTTGTCCTGGTGTAATATGCATCATTATCATCCTATTAATTAGCTCTCATTATTTCAAATATCTTTTCCTTCAATACAAGCTGACAAGCAATTCCGCAATCTTTCATATCGGTGATTGAAACATGGTTGTCCTCACAGAACTTCCTATAATCTGTAACTGCCTGATTGATCTTCTGCGGATCCAGACTTCCTACATGATCCATGATTAGATTTCGGCAATAATAGACATCGTAGTATATCAGCTTACTAGATATATATTATTCATTTTCTAACTCCTTCAGCTTTTTCGTTGCTTCTGCTCTTGTTAAAAATACTGTTTCTCCAAAAGATTCTTTGTAAAATATGATGCTAGATGTTGAAAATTCAATTGTTGTGCTTAAAATTTTTATTGATTTTATTTTTCTCCCGCAAATATTTTCTCCGCTGATGATAAAAACTGAATCTCCGACTTTACACGGTAGTTTTAATAATAATCCCTGTTCTTCTAAATCTTCATATTCAGCAAGCTTAGTAAGAATTTTGTCTGCAAACGATTTTAATAATCCATCTGTGATTTCTTCCTTTGCAATGCCCGTACCATCAATATTTCTTTCTCTTTCTGTTAATCTTTCCATTATTCCACCTCTCTTACTTCCTGATATATAATTTCCATATCGAAATTACTTTCAACATCTGCGTTCGTCTTCATTACGTTTACTGATAAATTCATCAAAACTCAATATTTCTGACATGTTTATCTTCCTTTTGTTTGAAAGTTAAATTTCAAACTACTTAATACTATTTTAACATTCTTCATACCATATATCACAAATTGCACAAGTTAATTCAATCTGCATCATCCATGTTGCATTACATCCAAATCATTATTCATATAATTCTTTTATTTTACCGATCTCTGAATCAATATCAAACATTCCAGTTTCTTCAACTTTTAAAAATTCAGAATACAGTTTATGTAATTCTTCTTTAGTTTTAGTTCAAAAAATATTTTCATTATTCGTAGTAAATATACCTCTATCATTTTATTTTTCTTTATTTAATGTTTTCAATTTCTTCCATTTTTTCTAAAAATAATTTCATTTCATTGACGGTAAGCCCAACAACAATATTTCTATCAGAAACCGTCTGATAAGAATATAAAACATATTCATTAGAGATTAATTTCTTCGCAATATCAACTTTATGAATATATTTAGATTCTTCATTTTCTCTAACATATTCATATAAATTTTCGTTTTTTATTTTCTTTTTAAAACCGATTTCTAATAACTTTTTATCTATATTTTTACTCATTATTCTATCCTCCTAGCAAAATTCAATCTTGGAACTATTCTACTCATAATCTACTATTCCAATTTGACTTCCCTGAGTTAATACTACTTTCTTTTCTTCTCCGTACTCCCAATCATTCACTGTAAATTCATCAATGTCATCTAACTCTGTAGCAAAATTACTTCCAAATGACTGTATCATTCCGATGCAAACAGGCATATCTTCATCATAATTTTCAAGTGCAGCTTTTAAATCTCCTACTGTCATAATTTCACTTATCCTCTATTATACTTCTGTATATGCATATTAATAATCTCCGACTGACTAAGCATTCTTAAATATCCATTTCTTAATTCTTCATCAATCCAATCATCAAATGATTTATCATATCCATGTGCAGTTTTAAAGACAAATAATGTCTTTAACTGATCTTCTGTATATACTCTTTTATCCGCAGCGCATTCAAAATATCTCATATTCTTTACCTCTTAACATTGTCTTCTATATCTTTCATGTATTTTCCCTGTGAAAAATCTCATTCATCTGTAACATTAATTCAAGCTGCTCAATTTCCGTTTTCAACTTTTTCATTACCAGCAAATCATTAATTGTATTATCCTCATATGTGGGAGAATCTATGTTTTGTATATTTATTTTGAAGTATTCCTGTTTCTTAGATAAATCTTCTTGTAAAGAATTTATTCTTGCAATAATCCATTCATTCATATTTTCGCTCCATAAAACTATTCTTTCATCTGCTTGTTATCTATTATTTTACCACACATCAGTTAATCTGTCACTCGGCTATATATTAACTACCTCTTTTCGCTGCTTTAATCTATTATATTCTGATATTACCCTCAATAATTCAGGAGAAGTATAAAAGAAAAATATAGTTCTTTCATTATCTTTGTGGCTTTTCTGAAAAGATTCTACTTCAAACCCTTTAAGCAATAAATATCCCGCCAATTTTCTTGAATAAATATAACTGTAAACATCTTTTGACATTTCAATTTCCATTTACATTTCCTCAATATGTAATATTCGTGTTGCTTGTAAGATTCTTATATCTAATTTTTAAATTTAATATTTCTTTCCTCTAAATAATCAATTAATGGTCTAAAATAAACCTGTGGTTCTTTGATGCTAGAAATATTATTTTTCGCCCATTGAAGTAATTTTTCTGATAATTCTCCACCATTCACTAAATAATTCAATTCAAGAAGATGTAATTTATCTGCTACATCTAATGGATATTTTTCATATAAGTATTTAGATGGAAGAATACATATCCATTCTTTTGCTAAATAAGTTTTCATCTTTAATTTAGTAATTTTCGATTTTGTCAATTCGCTTATCAAATCAATTCCGTCTTCTTCCATATCATTTAATCGAAAGAAATTCTGTATAACTTCTATATCAGTTCTGCCAGAAATTTGTTGTTCCGTTACTAAATCTTTTAATGTAATCATTATCTCACTCCCTTTGAAAACTGGTTTTCATCTACTATTTTCAACCATATCAAAAATTTCATTCCAATCAGAATAATTTTGTAATTTTTCTTGCGGAACTAATAATTCATATTCTTCTTCAATTTCTTCTCGTGATCCATATCCATTAAAACTAGGAAGACTACCAAATAATTCATTATGTTTTTCCATTTGTCTAAAAACAACAATGCTTTTCTCTGGAAAATTTCCCATGTGTGTAGCGTAGCTATCAATTTGAATAATTGACTTATCTTTTTTGTTTACATAAACATCTCCAAGCTTCATATCATTTCTCCCTATTCTATACTGGTTTTCATTTAATCAATTCGTATTAGATTACCATTAGAATCAGTTTTCCATTTACCATTTACAGTTCCCGTAACAACGACTTCCATTTTATCATAATCAATATGAGCCAGAAGTCCTCTTTCAACCAACCAATTTCTTGCACGTTCTAACTCTTTTCTCGTCTGGAATCTCCATCCTGTCATTTGACCTTTAATCAATTTATTACCTCCATGAAATTCTCGTTTCAAATTGACTTACACTCTCTGTATTCTGATTCTGTAATTAATCCTTCATTATACATATCTTCAAGCGTTCTAAATATTGCATTCGCTCTCCAACTTGCATAACAATGACCATCAAATTCTCCAACAACTGCATCTTCATTCTCTTCTCGTTGTTTTTGTAATTTCTCTCCCAAATCCCAATTATGAAAGAAAACGCTTTATATTGAGCTGCAATAATTCTCAATAATTCTATTTCGTATTCTTGTGAAATTAATTTCTCTTGTGCATTTAATAATTCCAATCCTGCACTTCCTAATGGACTGTTCTCAATTCTATTCTTAAAATATTTGTCATTCATAATTTTTATTCTCCAATTATATTAACTCAACAGCGCAATAATGAATACTGCAATTCCTACATATGCGATTATACATCCTAAAGTATACATCTCATTTCCCCAATCTTATTTATAAATGTTACTTGTAATATGAACAGTCGCATAATATGTTCTTCCAATCTCTTTTGCGATTTCCACATTACCCTTATTCTGTTTCATAAGAACTTTAATTCTTCTTCGTTCTTCTGGTGTGATCTTGTTTCTATGCCTTTCTGGTATGTACGAATTTTTTATACTACACATCCAATCTGGCTCTGGTAATATAGAACCAGCTTCATATTTACGCCAGTTGATTTCTGTTTTATGATTTTTCGCCCATTCCCAAAAGTTATCAGGATCAATCAGATATCGTGTCGAATTGGAAACTTTAAACTTCTTACATGGAAGTTTTAACTTTTCAATCCATCTGATCACAACAGATATGTCACAATTGAATGCTTTTGCTATTGTTTTAGCAGCAAGGCATTCTCCGCAGTAATGATTAAGACCTAATTTCCTCGCCTTATGTTTAACAGATGATACACTTCTGTTCAAAAATTTTGCCGTAGTTTCAACTGATTGATTCAAATACCTTCTATACATATAAGTTTCTTCATCTTTTGTCCATTCTCTTCTTCCCATACACTACCTCTTAGCTCTAGCTTTCAATAAAATACGATTTTCATTATTCTCTAAAACAGTTTTGATAAATAACTCCATTTTCGTTTATGTGTATTTCTGTTACATTTTTTACATCTGCAAAAGTTTCGCCGTGTAAATGATTATTGATATATTTATAAGCTTTTTCTTTTGCATCTTCTTTATTTTGAGCATATAAAATACAAATTTTACAAAATATTTCATAGCCAGTGTCTATAATTAATTTCACTTTATAAACTTCCATAAATTTTCTCCTATTTATGCAACATTTCTCTCAACCACACATCAAAGTTAAAATTTTCCATATTTTCTTCTCTTTCTGTATAATTTCCATTATAATTACGAAAACAGTTTCCAGAATCACGCTTGTCTTTATCCCAATGTTCTACATATTTATTTGTTCCTTTCATTCTTTCTTCACCTCTTCCATAAGATATGATAATCCCTTACTATAGTGACGATTGAACCAATCATATACAGCATTCTTATTAGTTCCTTTTGGAAATGCATACCATGCAGCTTTAAGATTTCCATTACGATCTACAGGAATACTCTGAAATTCTTTCCATAATGCTTCTACATTCTTATCAATTATATTCTGTAACGTTAATTCTTTTGCTTCCATATAGTTCTCCCATCATTTATGAATTTGTTGTATGATTTGCAAAAAGGATTAAAACATCTATCCACTAACACAAATTTCCCATTAACAAAATCAAAATACTGTTTTCTACTTTTCTGTCCGCACACATAACAATTAATCATGTTCTCATTCCATTCTTGATACTGAATCACAAATTTTCTGATTAAGTCTCTGATATATTTCCGCTGACTCATCTACTCATCTAATGCTTTAATTACAGATGTTTCATATGTTAATTTTTCTGCTCTGTAAACATTGTCAATTAAACAAATCAAACCATTTGATAAAATACTTATTTCCTTTGGTGTAAGTTCCAATTTGATTTTCCCGTTATTGTCCATAATATTTTCCTCCTGATCCTCATATTAAGTGAATTGCATTCTAATTTTCCTTAAATCATTAACCGCATAATCACATATTGTTTGTAAACTTACGCTATCACAATCATCGTTTACCACTTTTGTTAAATCTTCGATAATTCTATCAAGATCATTTCTTAACTTTTCTGTTTCGTTGAATGTAAGAATCGTGCATTCTTTCAACATAAATATTTCCTCCTACAAATTAGTTGCGTTTCCATCTGCATCGTATTTAATTGGCTCAAAATGTCCTACATACCCAATATCTGTTTCCTTATCATAAATTCTTATTGAATGACCTGTACCACCTTCAAATGAATAACGTTTATCATCAGATTCTAATAAATTAATTATATGTTCAACAATATTACATAACTGTATGGCTTCTTCTTTCTGTTTTTCGACTTTTGTTATTTTTACATAAAACTTATGATTAAAACACCATTTAAGTGAATGTAATACATTTAATGTTTTATCGTACGTTCCACCAATAACACATCCATCTTCATAACAAAATCCTTTACTATCATCAAAATAAATATATTCATCTTCTTCTAATCCATCAGAAAATAATTTATCTGTATTTCCTAATTGGACAGAATTAAGACCGGCTTGTAAAGTAACTTCTCTATATTCATTTGTTGGATAAAATTGCATATGTATTCCCTGTTCCTTTCTGCAAATTAATTAGTTTTATAAATATTACTTTATGATTCGTAATTTCCTTTTTGAACTTCATTTTTAATGTAAAGTGGAATAATCCCAAATAACCAAAATGAAGTTTGCTTTATATATTGTTCACCAACTTTTGTATAATAACCAGATTGCTTAACTTTTTTAATGTAAAATCTTTCTCTTTTAACTAACATATAACAATCTCCTTTCGATCAAAAATCTATTCTAATTCTTCTATTGAAAATCCATATTTTTCTTCGAATTCATTTTCCCCGTAAGTCTCTAACATATCCATAATATTAGGATGTTGCCAATCAACAAATTCAAATAATTCTTCTGCTACATCTTTGTGTCCATTACATTCTTCTACAAAATCATTTCCCGTATAACAACTATGAAGAACATTTTTAATTTCTTCCTTATTTAATTTTGTATCTATATTAATTTCATTCAAATCAATATCTGGAATATAAATAATATCATCAGTTATTTCAAAATCACTTTTATATATAATACAGTCCTGTCCATCCGAAAAATGAAATAAATCTTTAAGTCTATATCCTTCGATTAATTTTTTCTTTAATTCTTTTGCTGTCATATTTATTATTCCTTTCTTAAAATCATCATTTCATCAAAGTCCTAAAATCATCAATATAAATGAAAGTATCAATATTGTACAAGATAAACAAAATATACTACCTCTAATTATGTGCTGTTTTCTTCCATTTGTTGATAAACAAAGCCCTATGTAAAAAATCACAAAACTGATTATCGCACTTGAAATACTTCTCATAATTTCCTCCAATTCTTCTTTTATATTATAATTTGTTAATTTCTTCTGCAATTTTCTTCAATACATTACCGCCTTCTATTTTCTCAATGCTATCTCCATTTTCCCAGATTGTTAAAATTGGGTAATCATTATATTGTGGATCAAAATAAATTTTGTCACACATTTTCTTTCTTATCATGTTAATATCTTCTGATATGCAAGCAGTGCGCCCTGTGTTGTATTCTTCTAATACATATATTTTCATTTAATTTCCACCTCTCAATCACATATATGATTAATTCTCTCGTTATAACATTCATCTTTTATATGCAATGCATAATATAAACAGGTCTGAATATTTCCTATTTCTTCCATTGTTAAATCATATTTTTTCGCATATTGTTTTTCTTTAGTAAAAATTCCACCGCATAAAAATTCTTCATCATTGAATATTGCTTTTATAACCGGCATCAATGTATTCGTCTTTATAATATTTTCCTCACTTTTTATCAGTAAATCATCGTTTCATTTACTTTAATATAATTAACTCTGCTTCTTCGACATATTTCTTTGCAGCATTATATCCATTTCTATTAAGTTCACCTTCAATACTAAACCAAAGTGAATCTAAAAAATTTGGAATAGATGCAAAATCTTTGTTTGGATATTTTTCTCTATATCGTTTATACGCCGTTTTATATAATTCATCTACTAAATCACGCTTCATTATATTTCCTCCATTCTTCCAAAGAAACTCTTGTTTCAAGTATAATTTTTCAGCATTTCTATTGCTTCATCCAAAGCTGCCTGCTTTTCATCCAACTGTATCCGTAATCTCTTTATCGTCTCGTCTCTATCTTTTACCATAAACTTTAATTGTTCTTTTGTAGCATTACATATATTTAAACGTTCTCCGTTTTCCCACTGTTTATGTGTCATAATTTCTACCTCTCTGAAATATCTCTTTCATCTGTTAATTCTCTGTTAATTAAAACAGGTGGCACTCTATATCAAGTACCACCTGTAAGTATGTAATATTATCGTTCTGTATATTCCCATTCTGCGATAAAGTCAAACGCTTCATTGTAATACATAGGGTTTAAATCCTTATAAGAACTACATCCAAACCTTTCCTTTAATTCATTCCACATATTGATAAAATAGCTTTTGGAATAGCATTTGTATTTAGTCCCATGCGCTCCATCCAGAAGTTTATTGATTCTGTCTTTCGCTGCTTTATATAACTTCTGTTGCTGTCTAGTGGATAACGTCATATTTTCCACCATCTTGTTGAGCATTTCTGTCTGTTCTCCGAGAAGATCTTCCATTGCGTTAATTTGAACTTGCATTCCTTCAATACGTCCTGTAAGTCCTAAATCATTAAAAAATTCTTGTTTCTGTTCTTCTGTTCCGAAAAATGCCTCGTGAAGTGTTTTAGCAGCTTTTAACTGATATAAAACAAGTTTTTGTACACCTTCTGGATTATTCCTTCTCATAGTAGGAGTAAGAGAAATTTTAGCAAGCCATAGTGTAACATAATCTTCAACGACACATAATGTTTCCTGTTCTCCACCTTTGGAAGGGTAACGCAAAATTGCGATTCCTTTTGAAAGCACGATATCTTTTCTTGCATTTTCAACCTGTCTCCTAGTCTGACCATCCGAAAACCCTAAGTCATAACAAACATTTCTGATTGCCAACCATAATTTTCCAGAATCATCTTTGATTCCTAACAGTTCACTACCTTCAAATGGAATTTTCTTTGTTTCTACCATAATTGATTCCTCCTGTACTTGCATATTAT